TTTACTCCCCTCTTAATCTAAAAATTTAATTCAACAAAATCCTTATGTTAAAGATAACAACATTAATTAATATCGTCAAATTTTAATTATTACGAAATAGCTTGACTTTTTCAAATTTTTGTATTAGATCCACTCTATCCCGTCCGGTGAAGAATGTATAGATCCATATAATAGATCTAAATATTAAATTTAACTAGATCCAATTGGGTTTAAGTTAAAATCCAATAATAAAAGTACACAAAGCAAAATAGACTTGACAATAATTTAAACACGAAATTTAAAATTAGATAATCTTTTAAAAAAAGAATCAAATTTTCTTTGTTGTTTAGAAAAAGGAATTTTCTCTATATTTTTCTTATTTATCTCTCTAATAATTTGAGACATATTATAACTTCTTAACTTACCTCTTAGTTTTGATAATTCCTGAGTAAAATCAAATTTTAATTCTTCTACTTTATTGTTAATAATATCTACAAAAAATGGTTTATGTAAGTATAGAAGTAATTTATTTATTTCATTTGATTTTTTTGGTAAAAGATTAACCAAAAACTGATACATATCATCATATTTTTTTGAGTGTAATTCAGTATTATCATTAAGAGTATAGCTACAATAAAATTTATTTCTAGGTAATACAAATACAAATTTAATATTTGGATTTTTCAATTTATTTTCTCCTTTTTATTTAAATACTCTCTAAGTTGCTTGTTTTCATTTTTTAATCTTTCTAATTCTTGAGGTCGTATAATAGCTACACGACTTATTAATATATGTAGTAATAAAGAAAGTTGAATTTCAATATTTCTTTTAATGGCATATTTTTTTATGTACATATAATTGCTTTTTTCACTTATCCAATATAATCCTACTTCCTTGCTTGGAATTTCATTTGGTTGAATTAATCCTTGTGGACAAATAAAATAAAATTTATGACAATAAGGTAAATATTCTTGCCATTTAGTATCTCTTTTAAAATCATTTTTATTAACTTTAATTTCATACCCTATAGTACAAAGATTTACCCATGACCTATTTAATACCCATGCATCAAATATTCTTAAATTAGGATTTCCCCATGATGGTCCAGTTTTACAATGTGGAATAAATACATCTGTAGAATGGTGTGTTTTTAAAACTTGTAAGATATCTTTTTCAGTCATTTTCATATTTCTTTATGTTTTCTTAATTAAGAAATTAAACATTTTTGAGAAAATTGTCAAGATAAGATTGATTATTAACTAGTTTTACATTAACTTAACTTATTAGAGATAGGATATATTTCTTTAATTTTAGAATTATTAATACTAAATAATGGAGGATTAGATTATGGATACTCCAGAATTTACAGGCACTACTTTAGAAGAATGGAAAGAGTATTTAAAACGCAACAAAGAAGATGAATATAAAAAATGGAAAAAGGAAAATAATATACAAAGTATGCCTAGAAGAAGTATTGCAGACCCTAAATTACCAGAAGGTGAATTAAGATAATATTAAAGGAAAACATATATAATGATAAGTTTAAAAGAGTTTACTAAAAATTGCTCATTTTGGGTAAAAGGAAGACAAATAATTCCATTAGATGAAATAAAACATATTGATTATGTTTTACAAAACCCAAATTTATTCCCCATTTCCAAAATGGAAATTGAAACTATTTATAAAAAATACAATGAGCCAATTGGTTTTGAAGGAAGAGCTAGAGATGAAATAATTAAAATAGTTGCAAAAGATGGTTGGATTAGAATTAGACATTATATGAAACATCTAGATTATTGGTCAATTCAATGTGATATTTATAGAAAAAGGAAAGAAGCAATTCTTAATTTTATTGACTATGCAATTGATAAAAATTATATGAATTATCGAGATGCTGTAACTATATTATCTTATAACACTGATGAGGTTATTTCATATTCTTTTAGAGATGGAGGAATTTCTAAGTTATTTGAAAAGAATAAAAAGATTATAAAAATTTTAGACAGACATATTTTAATTGAAACATCTTTGAGTAGATTATATGCTCATAGTAAGAATGGTTTTTTTCTTATTAGTGCTTTTAGAGGAGAATATACAGAAAAAGAAAATCTTAGAAGAACAAAAGAATTAGAATCGGATTTGAGAGGGTATGGTCTAGGTCCAATTAATTTGGGTTATATTGAGGTCTATGGAAAATGGATTGAAAATAAAAATACTCCAAGAGAAAGAGTTAGTTATGAAATATCTCTGTTTGTACCATACAGAAAAGAAGTTATGTCACCTGTTAAATTTTATGCACTTGCAGTTGATTTAATGGTCAAGTATGACCAAGAAGCAATCTTTTATAAAGAACCTGGTGATTCTGTTTTTTATTTGCTAGACCAGAGTGAAAATGTTATTATTACTTTTAATAAATTTTCTCCTGGTAAAATGGGGGATGCTTATACAGAACTTAAAAAAGGTACTTTTATTGACAATAAATATATTACAAGAACATTTGTTTTTGAGGGTTTTCAAAAAGTAAATAATCATTTACATGCATATTCTTTATCTTATAATGGACATATTCTAGCTGGTTGAAATATATTTAGGGGGATTTAATGCAGATAAATAATTTAATTCTTAAAAATTTTGGTTGTATTAAAGATTCTACGTTTAAATTTACCAAAGGTATTAATCTTATCCTTGGGGATAATGGTACTGGTAAATCCCATATTTTAAAAGCTCTTGCGTTTCTTCTTATTAATTATACACAAAAAGCTATTGAAAACTATTGTAATTGGAATTCAAATTTATTTATACTTAAAATGAATTTAACTCACTTACAGAAAAATTTTGATTTTAAGTATAAATATAATAGAACAAATAATAAACTAGATAGAGAACTTTATATAAATGAGCATTATTATAAAGGACAAGATGTTATTAATATATTAACAGAATATTTTGACCCATCTCTATGTAAAGCTTCTATTATTTCTTTTCAAGGTAAAATAGATTTAATTGATGCTAAACCTGCAGAAAGACGAGAGAGTCTTAAAAAAATCCGTAATCTAGATTTTGATAAACAAGTTAAAGAACTAGATAATGAAATTAAGGAAATTGAAGATGGTAAATTATTTGAAGTAAATAATGAAATTTTAATTTTAAAAAATAGAGATTATACTTTTTCAGAACTAGAAAAATTACCTTTTGATAAAACAGTCTATTTATCTTTACAAGAAGAATTTACAGTTATTCAGGATAAAATTAATTCAATTCAAAAAGATATCGAATTTTATAATAAATTAATTTTACAAAAGCAGCATTATGAAAGAAATATTCAGGATATTAAGAATGATAATCTTAAATTACAGGAATTTGTTGAACAATCTGAAAAAGATATTTTAACAAGTGAAGCAATTCTTAATAGTGATTTAGAAGAAAATTTGAGAAAACTAAAAGAAGAATTAAATCAAGATTTTGAAATATATAAAAGAAATTTAGAAAATGAAATTTCATCTATTAAGTTAATTCGAGTTCCTTCTTTTAATAAAGATGAATTATCACAAGCTAGAGATAAGGTAACAAAACAATTTAACCTATGGTCTAGTTATGATAAGCAGTATGAGTTATGTTTAAAGGGCAAATGTCCTACTTGTGGACATATTTTTGATTCAGATGAAACTGACAAATATAAAAAATTAGCTAAGGATGCTGAAATAAAACTAACAGAACTTAAGAATCACGTTTTGAAATTAGAAAAACAAGAATTATTCTTTCATGAACGAAAAGATAAAGCCTTTGCTTTAAAATCAAAAAAGGAAAAATTACAATTACAACTAGATGCTGAAATAAAAAATATTCAAAATAAAAAAGATAAAATTCTACAGAATATTCAACAAGAGAAAAAGGATATTGAACTTTTAAAAAAAGAAAATCAAACAATAATTGATATGTGTGAAAAGAGCATTAATAAAACTATTGAAGATATTAGAAAAAATAAAGAAAAAATTTTAGAAATAAAAAGCTTAATCAAAGAACTTAAAATTCCTTTAAGTGTGCCAGAAGTTTCCAAAGAAGATACAGTCAAATTAAATGAGATACGAGTCAAAATTGACTCCTATAATCATATAGTTGAGCAAAATAAACTTATTACAAAGCAGAATATAAAACTAAAAGAACAAAAAGAGCAAGATGAGAAAAAACTTAAAGAATATAGAAAAGAACGTGATGAGCTAATGAAAAGTATTCAAGATTTAAAAAGAGGCAAATTAATTTTACAAAAAGAATTTCCAAATTTTGTAATTTCAACAATGGTAGGAGATATTGAAACAGGTATAAATGATTTGGTAAATAGAATTTATGATGGTCGATATGAAGTTAAGATAAAAGAAAACAAAGGTGGAATTGAAGTTTTGTATGGTCAGAAAAAATCAAGTATTGAAACAGCATCTGGTTTTGAAAAAGGATTGTTTAATTTTGGATATAAACATGCTTTTTCTCAGATTGCTGGACTTGGAATTCTTTTACTTGATGAAATAGATGCTTTTGCTTCAGAGAAAAATTCTGAAAAGTTATTTACTGTTATAGGTCAATTAAATAATTTATATAAGCAGGTTTTTATAATTACACACAAACCAGCTATTCAAGAAGTATTATCTAGAGATTATCATGCTACTGTTTTTGAAATGATAAATGGTAATGTAATAAAATATTGAGGGTTAATATATTATGAGAGAAGAATTTAATCAAGTAAATGAAAAAATGGACAAAGTGTGCAAAGAACTTGCTGTATTTTTATCTATTAAAAATAGGAATTATGGTAATTCAGCATTAGAACCAATTTCGGTGTTTTCAAAACATATTACAAAAGAAGATATTCCTTTAAGTTCAATCTTAATTAGACTTGATGATAAATTAAAACGAATTAAAAATGCTCCAAAATTAAGAAAAAATGATATTGTAGATATTATGGGCTATTTAGTTTTACTTTGTATTAAACAGGATTGGTTAACTTTTGAAGATTTAATAGATTAGAGGACTTTTTATTCTTTTCTTAACTAAATAGATAGAAACTTATTTTAGATTGAGAGGAAATAAAATGTATCGAATAATACAGGAACAGTTAACAGAAGACCAGTTAATGGAAAAATTACTAGCTTATATTAAAGATAATAGAAAAAAAATTGAATCAGGAGTTTATGATTATATTGCTGATAGTGACGATATTGATACTTATTTACAAGATGAAGGTTATGATATTTTAGCTGATATTCTTGGCAATAGATGGCAAGCTTATTCATCTAGAGGTTTTAGCAATCCAGTTATTGTTAAAAATATTAAAGGTAGGGGTTTTCCTGATTATGATGATGTTATAGCAGAAACAGTAAAAAACCTTCCAGAAGGAATCTCTGAAGAGAATCTTGTAGATTATGTTACGTTAGAATTTTTTGATGAACTTTTTTGGCAAGATTTACAATTTGTTATAGATAATTTACAGCAGGATGATTTTCCAAATTTCGTTGTAGTTGGACGGAGTGGTGGTTATTGGGGTGTTGAAATAAATATTTTTGATATGTTCATTTTAAATGATGTTGTAGTTGAAAAAATGGTTTCTAACATTATTGATAATTTTGAGAAAATGCTAGTAGCTGAAGAACTTAGAGCACCTTTTCAAATGTGGGGTGATCCTATCGCATCTATAAACACTTTCTATGATGATTCTAATAACGTAATTCAAGATAATATTGTAGAATCAATAGCAAATACAATTTTAGTACAAGAAAATAATTATTCGGATATGGTTAAAATGAGTGAAACAGCTCAAACAATGTTTAAACATTTAGATGAAGTAATTGAAGCTACTATTAAATATTTTGAAAGCACAGACAGGTGGGTAGAAGAGATTATTGCAAATGAATGGTGGGAACAACCGGTGGAAGTACAAGAAGAACCAACAGAATAATTAAATATTTTAAGAAATTGAATAGAGTAAAAACCTGCTATTACTTATAATAGTAGGTTTTTTTATATACTAATATAATATGAACTTAAATTTTAAAAATTTATATTTATTTGCAGAATATCTAAAAGGGAACGAAAGTCAAGAAATTAAACAAAAATTTGAAGGATTGACTGGCGATGAGCTGGAAAAAAGTCTAAAAATTATTCTTAATAATCCAAAAATCCCTGAAAGTATAAAGAAAAATTTTCCTAAAACAAGTTGGCGAATAAATTATCGTAGAAGACCACCTACTATGGAAGAATTTCTTACTGATAAATGGATTGGACCAACAGGATTAACAATATATGACCATGTAAAAAAAGCATTGATTGAGTTTTGGGGTCAGAGTTATTATACCCCTGGAATAACAGATATTTCTGGAGCTACTAAAAAATATCGACATTTAATATTAGCATCTTCAATCGGATGGGGTAAAAGTTTAGCTTCAGCAATTAGTGCTTTATATATTATAGTATGTCTTAGTTTAATGCGAAATCCTAAAAATTATTTTGGATTATCTCAAGCAACTACCATAGTAATAGCTCTTATTTCTTTTAGTTTGAAGAAAGCTGAACAGATTTTATTACAACCATTCTTTCAAATTCTAACTACATCTCCGCGTTTTAAGAGAGTAATGCGAGAGGAAAAATTAGAAGAACGACAAAAAGAATTTCCAGATAAGATTATTTGGACAAGTGCTGGTAGAGTAGGTTCAATTCAATTTGTAAATGATTTACATATTTTAATTGCTTCTGAACCAGCACATTTGTTAGGATTAACTTTAATGTGCGCTGTCTTTTCTGAAATAAGTTTTTTTATTGAAAGAGGTATTAGTCCAGAGACAATTTGGCGTATTTATAATGATGCTAAAGGTAGAGTTTATAGTAGATTTGGTACTGAATATTTTGCTTCTACTATACTTGATTCAAGTCCAAATGATATGGAATTATCTCCAATTGATAAATATATTTTTGGTGGAGCAGCTTATAAAGACCAGACTAATTATATTGTAACTTCTACCCATTGGGATGTATTTCCTGAAAAATATCCTGAGTGGCAAAAAACAAAAAAAACGTTTACAGTATATCGAGGTTCCGCTACAAAACCACCAAGACTTATTGATAATGAAGACGAATTAAAAAATTATAATTCTGCTGAAATATATAAAGTACCTATTGATATTCATCAACATTTTATTGATAATTTAAAAAAGAGTATTAAAGACTATTGTGGATATCCAGGTGGTTCAACTGCAAAACTATTTGAAAGTTTTGATGTTATTGAAAATATGTTTACAGTACAATTGAAAAATATTTATACATCAATTTATGCTCCAGCCGATAAAGCACCTGAATATTTAATTTGGAATCAAATTAAAAATGATTTTTTTATAGAAATTGAAAAAGGCCATTTTGTATTTTATCGAAATCCAAATGAAAACAGATATATTCATTGTGATCTTAGTGAATCTCATGATGTTGCTGGAATAGGTTGTGTTCATCCAGAACTTAATAAAAATGGTAATATGATTGTTATTGTTGATTTTTCAATAGCGATTGTTCCACGAAATAGTAAAATAAATTTAGATGCTATTGCATGCTTTATTATTGATTTAATACAATTAGGTAATATGAGAATTGCAAAGATTAGCTCTGACCGTTTTCAAAGTTCTCCACTTATTCAGAGGTTACAAAGATTGGATTATAATATTGATAAATTTTCTGTTGATAGAACAAAAGAACCCTATTATGTTTTGGCATCATGGATTAAAAATGGTCGAATTAAATCTGGTAGAAATATTTTTTTAAAGAATAATTTAAAATCCTTACAAGAAGTAGTAAGCGCCAAGGGTCATAGCAAAATTGACCATGTAATTGTATCATCACCAGTTTATGATGATGGAGCTAATTGGGAAACTTCTTTAATGGGTTTAGGACAAAAAGATGTATCAGATGGAGTTTGTGGTGCTGTAAATCATTGTATTTCTGATTTTAAAGGGGTTCCAAAATATCAGTGGTATGATGATGAAAAAAATATGAAGTTAACAAATAAGAAAATTAAAACAGCTATATTAGAAAATCTTCATAATGATTTTAGTTTTCAACTTGATAAATCCTAAAAATTATCTTATATTATATAAGTGACTATAAAGAAAATTAGTAAGAGAGATGCACTTTTATTTATCCATAAATATCATTATAGTAAGATAATGCCAAGACTTACTAAGTATTATCTAGGATTTATTCAGAAAAATACTTTAGTAGGTGTTGTTACATTGGGATGGGGAACTCAGCCTAAACACACAATACAAAAAATATTCTATTCACATAAGAATGAAATTGATACAAATAATTATTTAGAAATAGGTAAATTATGTTTTCTTCCTTCTAAAAACAAAAGTAATTTTGGCAGTATGGCAATAGCTTTATTAATAAAATGGATTAAGAGTAATCTTAAGATAGATTTTCTTTATACTTTAGCAGATGGAATTGTAGGAAAATGTGGTTATATTTACCAAGCAAGTAATTTTAGATATATTGGTAAATTTAAAACCAGCATTTATATTGATAGAAAAACTAAAGAAAAAATTCATCCTAGAAGTTCTAAAACTTTATGTACTGAAAATGCTTTATATGAGAACAAAAATAAAGTTTTTTGGCTTACTCATAAATTTTGTGAGTACAAAGGAATTGACAAAATTAATGGATTAATGTTTCGATATATATATCCACTTAATTATAAAGCTCGTAAAATATTAGATAGTTATATAGAATATCAACATTTGGCAAATCCAAAAGATAAAGATTTGTTTTTTGAAAAAAGAGTAGCAGATAAAACATTTAAAAAAATAGAACAACCAACATTCAATAAAAATGTTTTTAGGTATAATTATCAGAAATATAATGAAGAATCTAAATTAGATTTTAATTTTATTAGAAATAGCGAGGTTAGGATAAATGGCTAAAGAAAAAAAAATAAAGCTTAATAAACAATTATTAACAGAAGAAGAATTTGAAAAGAAGAAAGAAGAATTAGAAAAAAAGAAAGGAGTAAAGGTTGTAAAAGAAAATTCTAATTCTTATAAAGTTCGAATTCAAGGGTAGTTTAATTAAGGGGTATTAAATGAAAAGAACAATTGAAGAGGAAATATTTATAGAAAAAGTTCGTTTAATTTCTGGAAAGAGTAAATATGAAATAAATGATGTTATTTCTAGTATTATTACATTACTAGTTTTAGACTATTTAGAAGGCAAAGAAACAAGTTTTCCTTTATTTGGTAAAATAAAACTCAGTATAAATTCTTTGAAACCAACGCTTGTACATGGTAAAAAGGAAACATTTTTAACAGTTAATGTTATTCCACATTCTTTTTTAAAAAAAGTTATTGGTCAGGTCATAGATGGTGAAGAGAATGAAATTGAAAAAATTTTGAAAAAGAAAATACAATATCTTCTAAAAAAATATTCTGAATAAAGTTAAATTAATGGTTAAATGGGAAAAATGTAATAAGTGTAATCATAAGGGAATTGTTGAAAAAATTGTTGATGGTAAGTATCAAAAAAGTTTATGTACTTGTAAAATAGAATATAATAGACGTAGATTGCTGGAAAATTTTGGTTATCCTCCTAGTGTTTATGATTTTAATATTAATTCTTTTCAAAATGAAAAAACTTTAAAACAGATTAATAAACTTAAAAAATACATTAAGCAGTTTAAAACAAAATTTTCAAATTTAAGTTTATATTTTTATGGGGAAAACATAAATCAAATATTAAAAATAGCTCAATGGGTTGGTCGAGAACTTATTTTTAAATATAATAATAAAAATAGAAAAATATTTAGTGCACCAATAATTACTATGTATCAACTTGTTCGTCTTTTAAATGAGGATATGAATTATAGTAATAGTTTTAAAATTGTAAATTCGATATATCAAAATTGTAATTTATTAATTTTAGATGATTGTTTTACTAGAGATAAGGTTTTAATTTATAATTCTGGTTATCAAATTCCATCTCTTTATGATTTTTTAAAAGAAAGAATGGAAAGTAAAGAAAAACCAATTCTTTTTATTTCAGATATTTCTGCAGAACAAATTGATATAGGTATGTATAAAAAGTCAATTAAAAAACTTATTTGTAACAATGTATATTCTATGGAATTTAATAATAGTATTACAAAGAAAGAAATTGATAATTTATTTGAAGATGAATATACTCATTATAGAACAAAAAAGGAAAAGTCCAGATGATATCATTGATCACAAATGAAAAACAAACATTAATGTGCTTGATTGAAAAACCAGAGTTAATTTTGCAATTTGAAAAAAATTACTTTATATCTGGAATAGGAAAAGATATATTTGATATTTTACATTATTTCTATAATAATGAAAAACCTATTCAGCCAACAATCAATAATATTGTTAATGAGGGAAATCGAAAAAATGAAGCGATAACGAAAGATTTAATAACAAATCTTTTTAAAGAAGAATATACTTTAGAGGATTTTGAATATTATCAAAAAAGATTAAAAGAAGATTATATAAAAAATAAGTTTTCGGATAAAACCTTAAAAGAGTTATTAATAGTTCTTGAACAAAAAGGGGATTTAGATACAAATAAATTAAGTTTATTGATTGAAGAATTACAGATAGGTATGGAAGAACTTGAAAACAAAAAAAATAATATACAGGATGGTTTTAATTTATTAAAAGATTATCAAGTAATTCTAGAGAAAAAGCAAAAAGGAGAGTATTTTTATAGTACTGGTGATTCATATTTAGATAGTTATTTAGTTGAGGGATTTATGCCAGGATATATTACTACATTATTTTCAAACACTGGAGTCGGAAAGTCTATGTATGCTCTCAATCTTATTAATAAACAAATTAATAAATATATTCCTAATTTATATGTTTCACTTGAACTTGGTCCAATTACTACAGCGGAACGATTACTCTCTATGAGAAATAGAATTCCAACTACAGTTTTTTCTGGTAGAAATCAAAATGATGATTTAAAAAAATTAGCTTCTAATACAGTTGAAAAAGAATTGGTTCACTTTGAGAATTATCCATATTTTGCTATAGTACAAAAACCATCAGTTTCAATTACAGAATTAGAACATTATATTAGGATATTTAAAAAAAGAATAAATGTTAATTATTGTGTTGTTGTTGTCGATTTATTGACTATGCTATCTGATTTTTTAGGACAAGGTAAAGCAGAGATTTATGAAAATTGTATGAATAAATTACATTATCTTGTGCGAAAAGAAAATGTTCATCTCTTTGGTATTGTTCAAGCAAGGCGAGATAACAGTGGTACTAAATATTCTGATATTAAAAGTTTAAATAAATTAAAACCAACACTTGATACAATTAAATCTAGTTCTGCTATAGCTGAAAGAAGTAGAATTGTTTTATCTGCTTTTAGATTAAAATACTATGCTGAAATGTTTTTTCCTGAATCACCAGAATTGGATACAATGGAAGACATACTCGAAATTGCAATTTTAAAACAAAGTTCAGGAGCTTTAGCAAATCTTAAATATTTTTATCAAGGAGAAACTTCTAATATTTTTAAATATGTTGAATCTGAAGAATACGCTTGACTTTTTTTATTAAAAACTGTATTATTAAAGGATAGGAGAAAATTCTAATGGAAGAGTATAAAGAAATGGATATACAAGAAAAAGAGAAATCAGAAGAAAATAAAGCTTTAAAAAGAAAATATGTAAAGCATGCGAATGATACTAAAAAAAAGAAATCTAATGCTTTTCTTTCTAAATTTCAACAAGCTTGGTTTCAAACAATTCTAGTTGTTTTTATAATTTTCTTTTTTGCGATTTCAATCACATCGATAGTATTAATTTTTAAAAAGATAAATTCTAATTTAAAAGATGAATTAGATAATATGAAAGTTGAATATACTGAGAGAATTTCTAAACTTGAAAAGGAAAAAGAAGCTGTAATTGAAACAGCATTTTCGGTAAAAGATGAACTATTGAGCAGACATTATGTACAGGAAAGTAAACAGTTTGAAGATTTTATGCTAAATGGTACAAAGATTATTACTATTGAATATGAACTTTCTAAAACTTCAAAAAAAAATAGACTTACTCAAAAACAACTCAGAAATTATTTAGCTATTACATTTGAAGGTTCTAGAATTGTTGGGTTAGACCCATATTTAGCTTTAGCAATAGATAAAGTTGAATCAGGATTTAATAAATATGCTAAGTCACCTGTTGGAGCTTTGGGAATTTGTCAATTTATGCCGGGAACTGCAAGATTAATAGCAAATTCGCATACAAATTTTAGTCAATTACAAGTAAGTGCATATGCTAGAGAAAAGTTATTTGACCCTTCTTATAGTAAAAAAATTCAGTTACGTTTTTTGAAATATTTATTAGAAGAATTTGAAGGAAGAATTCAATGGGCATTGTTTGCTTATAACTATGGTCCAGATTATGTTTATCGATTTGCATGGAAAGAAGGAGAAGTTATTTTTAAAGATTTAACAGAAGAACAACAAAAGTATGCTACAGATATTTTGAATTTTTATAATAAGATTACTATGACTTCAGAAGAGAATCACGATGTTAGTGAATAGTATATTTGCGGGAGTAGCTCAAGGGTAGAGTATTGGCTTGCCAAGTCAGGGATATGGGTTCAAATCCCATCTTCCGCTAATTTTATTAAAAGGAGAATTTTATGAAAGTTAAAATTGGTGAGATTGTTTATAATCCAGAATTACAACCAATTATGCTTATTCTTGAGAAGCAAGATAAGGTGAATATATGTTCTATGTCAAAAGATGCTAAAAAATATTGTGTATATCCAGATACAATGACAGTAGAAGAAATTAAAAAATTTATGGAAACCTAATTTAGTATGGAGAAGAATAATAATGCAAAATCAAATTGATGTAGAAGAGGAATTAACTACATTAACCAATAGGATTTTAAAAAAGGAATTTAAAAAAATAGCAGATAATTTAATGATAAAAGCAATTGAACAAAAAAAAGAATTTAAAGACTTACCTTTTAACATAATAATAAAATAAAAAAAGACTTGACAAGAATTCAAAAATATGTTCTATTGATAATAGAAAGAAGGAAAAAATGAAATTATCAAAAGTACAGATAAGAACTTTAAATAAGTTAAATGCATATGAATGGCAGTCTGCTTATAAAATTAATGAGTCTCTTGCTACTTTACAGGCGCTTGTGCATAAAGGACTAGTGGAAAGTAAACATACTTTAGGCGCATTTTCCTTTCCACGTACAGGAATTTTATTTAGAATAAAAATAAATATTTTATAAAAACTTATTGACTTTTTGAAATTTTTATACTAATATAATAATAAAAGGAAAATTACTTATGGGTAAAATAGATAAAGATAAACCGTATTTTTATTTGATTTTTAATCAGATGGTAAGTGATTTTCACAAATCCTACCTTTGTTTATAAAATCAAAATATATAATGATAAATGGGTCAATGACGCAATTGGTAGCGTACTGCACTTTTAATGCAGAAGTTAAGAGTTCGATTCTCTTTTGGCCCAAAAAAGGAAAATTCAATGTCTTTTCAACAGCAAATAGCTAAAGGTGAAGCAGCTTGTTTAAAGTTTGATTTTAAAGCTTTAGAGAAAGGGTATTTAACTTGTAAACCAGTTATTGATATTGCAGGATATGATAGAATAATAGATATAAAAGGTAAACTTTATAGAGTTCAAATTAAAACTACAAAACATTCTGGTATAGAAACTACTGGTTCAGTTTATGTTGACTTAAGAAGAAGTCGAACACATAAAGATTTTAGATATACACATAATAATATTGATGCTTTAGTTATATATGTAGAACCTATTGGGAAATTTTGTTGGTTTGATTCAGAAATTTTTGAAAAACATCATGATGGTTTTTCCATTCGTTATAAAGAAGCAAAGAACAAACAAAAGAAAAATTGTATTTTTGCGAAAGATTATTTATGGTAGGTTATTAAATGGGGATGAATTGGATTTGACTTGAGATTAAAACCAAAGTGTTTTCTCAAGGACGTGGGTTCGAATCCCACCATCTCCAAAAAATGCTCCTGTTATCTAATTGGAAGGATGCCAGTCTTCGAAACTAGTTGTTGTAGGTTCGAGTCCTACCAGGAGCGAAAAACTGGGCGTGGGCCAATTTGGTAGGCTACGTGACCTGGGATCACGTGATTGCAGGTTCAAATCCTGCCGTCCAGAATGTTCCAGTGATAGTCCCAATCGTTATGGTTTTAATCTTGGTACCAAAGATTATAAACAGGAAGATATCTAATTGGGTGATACACTGGAAACTTATACGCCGTTCGCCAATTGGTAGGCAGATGGTCTCCAAAACCATTGATTCGGGTTCAAATCCTGAACGGCGTGCAATACATTGCGGGGTGGAGCAATGGTAGCTCAGCAGTTTCATAAGCTGCGTGTCGTGGGTTCAATTCCCATCCCCGCTAAAGAAATTTTTTAAAAGGATTGAGAATATGAATGGGGATTGGAAACCAATGGAACTTGAATGTTAAAATATATTAAGAGAAAATAATGAATTTAAATCAACCAGTTTTGGTACTGAATGCAGGAATGATAGCAATTGATATTATTACTGTTAGAGATGCCATTTGCATGTGGTATCTTGGTAAATCGAGGGCTATTGTTGAAGATGACGTAGAGAGAATTCATTCAATAAGTCTTTCTATTCCTCTTCCACGAGTAATTTCATTGTTAAGATTTAATAGAATACCAAAACGAAAGGTAGTATATTCAAAATTAAATGTTATTTATAGAGACGATTGTACTTGTCAATATTGTGGAACTCAATTACCAGTAAATAAACTAACAGTTGACCATGTAATTCCTGTTAGTAGATGGCATTCAATTCCGGCATATAAAAAACCAGAATCTGTACATAGCTGGGAAAATCAAGTTGCTGCATGTTTTTCGTGTAATAGAAGAAAAGGAAACAGGCTTTTAAGTGAAATTGATAATATGAGATTGTTGAAGAAACCTAAAGAACCAAGGTACCAACCACATTTGGTTGTGGCTAGAAGTAAAGCTGAGTATTATGGTTGGATTGATTATTTACAATCTTTTAATTGTAAAATTGTTGATGTAATTAATACTTGACGAATTGTTTATATTTAGATATATTATAAAAGATTGAATATAGTACGGTAGCTTAATGTCAAGCATTCAGCTTATAACTGAAAGATTGAAGGTTCAAGTCCTTCCCGTACTACAATATAACAAGGATGGTTACAGCAATAAAAAAAATTCTATGGCGAATAAAAGCACCATCCTGAAAAACTTTTAAATAATGAAAGGTTGATTTCAGCAAAAAATTAATAACAAAAGACTTTAATCAGGTCTTCGGAAAAAAAGTCAACCTGTTTGTTTTTTTAAATGATAAGATTGGTTACAGCAAATTTTGAGGCTGAAGAGCCGCATATACTTTATCCAATCTGTAAATTATAATTTTAATAAAAGATTAGTTTCAGCAATACTAATGACTGCTAAAAAGCTAATCTGAATTTTATAAAAGAGGGGGATGATATGAAATTAACACATGAAAATTCTATTGCATATGAACATTCAATGGACCATGCTGTTGAATTTTTTTCAAAAGCAGGCTCTTTATTTTCAAAAAGGGGTAGTTTTTATGGTCGTGCTTCTGAAGAAAATGCTCTTGGACTTTTTCAAAAAGTTTGGATTGTTGATAAAGAAATTGCTTTTAAATTATTTTTATGGTTACGTGATTGTCGGGGTGGAGCAGGTAATAGAAGTGGTGCTAGAGAAATTTTACACTGGCTTGGTGATAATGCTTCTGAATGGGTAAATCATAATATTGAATGGATTCCAGAAGTAGGTAGATGGGATGATTTAAGAGTTCTTTGGAATACTGAAAGTCAATCTGTTGCTGCAGCATTATGGGCATATGCTATTAAAAATAAAAATGTACTCGCAGCTAAATGGGCAGATAGAAATGATTATCCACTTAGAAAACTTTTTGAAATGAAAATTGGTGATTTTCGTAGAACATTGGCAAAAATACGAAAAGGGCATATTGTTGAATTTAAGATGTGTACTAATCAGTGGAATCAAATTATTTATAAAACAGTTCCTTCTGTGGCCATGGCACGTTATACAAATGCTTTTAATAGACATGATGCTGAAAGATTTGAGATTTTTAAAAACAAAATTAAAACTGGCGAAGAAAAAGTACACGCAGATGTTTTGTTTCCACATGATTGTGTTAGAACAGTATATCATGGAGATAATGAAATAGCTGATGCTCAATTCTTAGCCCTTCCTAATTATATGGAAGGAACTAATGAGAAAATTATTGTTATTGCTGATACATCAGCTTCTATGAATTGTGTTATATCTGGTAGCATTAGAGCTGTGGATATTTCTCAGGGAATGGCATTATATTGCTCGGAAAAAATTGGTTCTGGTCCATTTTATAAGAAGTTCATTCAATTTTGCTCAGAATCAAAATTTACTGATTGGGAACAATTATCTTTTTCAGAAGCAGTTAGATGTGTATTCGATAGAGCTATGGGTTCAACTCGAATTGATAAAGCGTTGGAATTAATTTTAAAAACTGCTAAATTTTTTGGTTTAACACAGGAACAAATGCCAACTACTTTATTAATTGTTTCAGATATGCAATTTTCTCAAGGAGTTGCTTCTGAAAACAATACTGAAGTAGAAGTTATGTTAAAAAGATTTAAAAATGCAGGGTATATACCACCTAAAATAGTATATTGGAATACTGCAGGTTATTTGGGTGAACCTGCTATAGCTTCAATGAAAAATGTTGGTATGATTTCTGGATTTAGTCCTGGAGTTCTAAAAGCAGTTTTTTCAGGAAAAGACTTTAGTCCTAAAGGAATTATGCTTAGAGCACTTGAGAAATATAAAATTGTGGTACCAGAATAAAGTTTTTCCACTGGTAGTTCAATGGTAGAACAAACGATCGATAATCGTTAGACAGAAGTTCAACTCTTCTCCGGTGGAATATTTTAGGGAGGCTAACTCAATTTGGTAGAGTATTTGATTCTTAATCAAAATGTTCAGGGTTCAAAACCCTGGTCTCCCAAAATACTCTGGATAGCCTAGATGGTCATGGCGCCTGATTGAAGCTCAGGAGATTTCCGTTCGAGTCGGAATCCAGAGAATGTTGTGGAAGTCGTCTAGTGGCAAGGACACCAGTCCTACAAACTGGTTATCACAGGTTCGAGTCCTGTCTTCCACATATAAAAAGTATTGTTTTATAATATAATGTCCGAGTGGGCTAATTGGCAAAGTCAACAGATTTAAGCTCTGTGTATTGGGGGTTCGAATCCCCCCTCGGACAATTAAGCTCCAGTATCCTAATTGGCAAAGGAACTGATTTCAAACATCAGCTATTATAGGTTCGAATCCTATCTGGAGCAAATGAAATTAGTTAAATTAATATTGATGTGGATAGAATTATTAATACTTGCTTTTTTAGGAAGGTATTGGAAACTTCTTATTAAGATAGCAGAATATTCTGGATTATATGTTATATTACCAGATTTAGAAAATAGGGAATTATCAATAAAAGGTATTCAATTTCTTTTTGAAGAATATGAAAATTTAGAATTAAAAGATAATAAAAAGGAAAACCTGTAATAATATAAATAAGGGTAAGCGATAGCGATGGTGAGCTATATCAGTCTGTAAAACTGACGCCTTCGGGCTTAGTAGGTTCGAATCCTACCTTACCCAAACAACATAAGAGTCGCCAAGTGTCTTTTATTGTTTCTATCGTTTTATAGGAGTCGCCAAGTGTCTTCTATAAAACGAATTGCGAACATCGTCCAAGGGTAGGATGAGAGATTTCCAATCTTTCGATAGGGGTTCGAATCCCCTTGTTCGCTATGTCCGTGTGGCTAAATTGGTAAAGGCTCCAGGCTTAGAACCTGGGTATTTTGGAGGTTCGATTCCTCTCACGGACAAAATGGGGATGAGGTCGAAATGGAAGAGACACCAGCCTGTCAAGCTGGAGAAAGTGGGTTCAATTCCCATCATTCCCGAATCATGCCACTGTAGCTCTTAACCGGTAGAGCAACTGACTTGTAATCAGAAGGTTGCGGGTTCGATTCCTGCCAGTGGCTAAGATAGATAGACAGATAAATAAAAGATAGGAAGGTAAAAAAAATGATTTTAAAAATTAAACAAAATATTTTCTTTGAACAAGAAAGAAAAGAATTTTTTAAAACAGTATGGATATATCGTGATGATATTGCAGAAATTCGTACAGTTTCTGGTGTGTATAAATCTGAAGGATTATTTCCTTTAGCATATTGTCAAGTTGATGGGGAAAGTGTA